GTTTGATACTATCAGTGCCAGTAAAACTATAGAAGACTTTGGTAAAGTAGTTGGTGGAAAAGTTGTTATTGTGGCTTTGACAGCAGAAGGTTTAAACAATGTGATAGCAACACCAAAAGGCGAAGCATACTCACACATTCCAATTGCTACAAGTTTACAAACAGTTATCAATGGTGAAAACATTGTGAGAACACCAGAGGCAACATTCTTGGAATTTGTTACTGCTGTTGCTGTTAGTTTACTACTAATATTAGTAGCAACAAGACTTCCGTATTGGGTAACTGGATTAACAATTGTGGTAATTCCCGTTGTCGTTATCTACTTAAGTTATTATTACTTTATCAACAAATTGCAACTGTGGGATGCCAGTTGGATTATATTTGTATCAACAATAGTTGGATTCCATAGTGTATTCAATAGATTTGTTGTAGAGTTTTTTGAGAAACAAAGAATTAAAAAACAATTTGAAGGATATGCCTCACCGGCAGTTGTTAAGATTCTACAAGAAGATCCAGACATTATTAAAAACGGTGTTAAAAGAGAAATATCAATTTGTTTCTCAGACTTACGTGGGTTTACAAATTTGGGCGAAGCATATGGGGATGATGTAAAAGGACTTACAGAAATAATGAATGGTTATATGGATGCCATCACACAACCAGTATTAGATAATAATGGAATGATAATAAAGTACATTGGTGATGCAAGTATGCACGTACACAATGCACCAGTAGATGATCCTGATCATGCCTTTACCGCTGTGCAAACTGGATTACAAATGTTAAAAGCAGTTGAAGATTTTAATTTGACACTGGCAGAAAAAGGAATAGCAGAAGTTGGAATGGGTGCTGGTATTAACACTGGTTATGGATACTTGGGTGAGATGGGTTCAAGTAAACGACACAGTTATGATGTGTTGGGTGATGCTGTATCAACAACAGCAAGATTAGAATCACAATGTAAAAACTATGGAGTGTTATTGATTGTTGGTCCAGAGACAATGCAACGAACTAAAGACTGTTTCTTCTATTTAAAACTTGATGACTTAGCAGTAAAAGGAAAGTCAGTGGGTTTAGACATTTATACTGTACTTCCTGTTGGTAGTGAAGGACCTAGTCCTGCTTACGAAAGTGCTAGACAAAGACACAACGAAATGTTAGAAATGTATCGTAATCAAGAGTTTTAAAAAAGCAATTATTGTGTGTCAATCACTTAAGGGTGAATTCAACAATAAGATGAATGACTACTACAATATGTGGATGGAACGTTGTGAATTCATGAGTAATGCTAACCTACCCAAAGATTGGGACGGAATTTTCCGTGCAACAACTAAATAGTAGTAATCGTACTAAATCTTAAGCAATGAAAAAGTGTAATAAGAGAAGTTGTGAGAACTTTACTTTGACAATAAGTGCATTAGCACTAGGAATTGCTGTCACTTGCGTACTCATATTTTAATAAATATAACTAACATATACAGAGGGGCATATGGAAGATAGAGTAATAAGTGTAGAAACACAGATAGCGTTGCTACAAAAAGACATAGCAGAACTACGAGCAAGATCATACGAACTTCCTGCTTGGTTTAAAAAATCAGCAATCACTGTGGTAGGTATGTTGTTTTTACAACTGTCTTCTACTATTTGGTGGGCGGCTGAAATCACAACTAACATTGAAAACTTGAAAGAAGATGTTGAATTTAATACAACATTTAGACAAGAGTCCCCGAGAATACAACAACAGACTTTAATTGAATTACAAAACATCAAAGCGGATTTAAAATATACGCAAGAAATGATGAAAGATATCAAAGATGATGTAAGAGAATACAAACACAAAGTTATGGATGACCTCAAAGCACGAGAAAAAATAACAGACTAATCACTATCGTGTAAATAGTGTGATGTGGAAACAAAAAAATCGTTTACATTCTCATAATCTAAAAACATCTTGGGATCAAGAACTCTATATGAGTAATATGTATCCTCCTAACTCAACAATTGATTGGGTGGATACTGATACACCAGAAGATGCAATAAACGACAGAGATTTAAAATATACATTCAATGAATATGGTTTTCGTTCTGATAGTTTCGAAGAACGTGGTGATTACAATATATTAGTAAGTGGATGTAGTCATACAGTTGCAGTTGGTGTAGATCAAGAAGAAGGATGGCCATTTGTTCTTAGAAAAATGATGGAAGAACATTCTGGAAAAAAAGTCGGAATGTGGAATCTTGCAACAAGTGGTGCCAGTCCTGATTATGTAGTTCGAGGTATTACAAAAACATCAAACATATTAAAACCAGATGCAGTTTTTGTTTTTTGGCCACCATCAGTCAGAATGGAATTACCCTCGGCGGAAA